TGAACGTGAAGGGAATGATCCGGAACCATAAACTGGCAAAATCCATAGCAAGTGTTTCCTGGGCAAAGTTTTTCAAAATGCTGGAATATAAAGCTATCTGGTATGGAAATGAAATTCAAAGAGTACCAATGATGTATCCGAGCAGTCAAACCTGCAGCTCTTGCGGCTACAGAAATCCACGGATAAAAAATCTGAGCATTCGTATCTGGGAGTGCCCGAAATGCCATGCAGTTCATGACCGGGATACGAATGCAAGCATTAATATTCTGAAAAAAGCACTGCAGATGCAGTCTGCATAAAGATGAAAAGCTGTACCGTAGGGCATACGGGAACAGGATAAACATAGCTTGTGGACACTGTGTAAGACATTGCAGTACCGTAAGGTATTCGTCAATGCAGTAGTGGAAGAAACAAGAATCCCCCTGCTTTAGCTGTGGGGAGTGTCAAGGGGAATTTGATTGAAAAAAGATAGTGTAAAGTGCAAATAAAAAAACTACGGTGATTACATATCCGCCGTAGTTTTTTTATTTGCACTTTTTTTCGTACGTGAAAATTATATTTTTGTTTTTTTACAATTCTATATATATCGGAACGATACACGTACCGAAATACATAGAGAGGAGAGCTTATTATGAAAATATTATTTTCGTGGCTACTATCTATTTTGGCTGATGTAGTTTGCCATTATATCTGCAAATGGTTGGATAGTGAGAAATAAGAGGTAGCCAGTCTCGGGCGTAAGCCACCCGGTTCAAACGGCATAGAAAAACCCCCGGAGGTGAAATATCAAGGGATTTTTGCGTATCACTTGCTAAAAAAGATAGCATATAGATTTAAAGTATGTTATAATGAACGGCGTTGCCTCCCCTATACTAGGCCAGGAAAGGGGGCGTGAATATGCAAGAAGTATTTATTTCATTTATTCTTTCTATCATGGCAAGTGTAGTAGCCTACTATATTTGCAAATGGCTGGATGGAGATGAATAAGGCAACCAGCCTAAAAGATTAAACCACTTTACGGAATAGAAAACCCCAGAGAATGCGACTCTCTGGGGTTTTCGTTGAATATGCAAGTATTTATTCCATTGCCTACTGGCATTATAGCATATGTAAACCAGAAAAGCAATATTCCGAAAATCATAAAAATTCTGGTGGCTGTTTCTCTTCTAACTCTACATCTACAGGAATCGAATGTCCTTGGTTGCATCTGATCAGTGTTTTATCTTCATTAAAAGAGTATCTTCCCTTCGAATCTGTTTTTACGATCTCGTACAGATGACCCAGATCGAATCCAGGATTGTCTTTCCTAATCCCGTCAATCAGTTCGTCAACATTAGCCCACCCATGTTCATCCAAAGTAATACCAATTGTTTCTGGTTTATGTCTGAGAATCAAACACATGTATTTACTAATATTTTCTAAGTTCATGCCTTTACTTCCTTTTATTTAATTTTATTTTTCAGATGCCAAACAAAATCTTTTGAATCAAGTAATGAGCCTTCAAACAACTTTTCGCCTTCAGCTTCATAAATTCTCAACGATCCATCAAAACCAACCACAATATATTTTCCGTTATATTTTTCCATATCAATCAGCTTCCATTCAAGTGCTTGATACTGAGTTCCATCTTCCATCGCATCTGCATATCCATCATATGTAAATAACGGAATGTCAAACATATAAATTATATTATCCATATTTTGTTTTTTCCTTTTATTGTCTATATTAATTATTATACTGTTTCTATATTTATTACTTCTAATAAATTATCTTCCAGCCATTCGCAAATATCTTGTACTACTGTATAAGTATCTTCGTATCCATAGGAGGCATTGCTCCAGGTATAACAATCATTATATTCGTCGAATCAGATTTCTACAGATTCTCCATTTAATTTTTCCAAGTCGTAATCTGTCGGAATCACAGACCAACCTTTATACGTTGCACACGGCCGCTGCCCGTCTCCGATTTTCCCGAGCATTGCTCTTTTTACTCGGGAAAGCCCCGAAATAACATTTTTAAACTCCCGAGTGTCTGGCTCAACGCCAAACATCTCGTGATTTTCCCTCAGCCAAAAGGCAAGGGAGTGAATATGGAAATGCTCCCCTTCCGGACTGACTAAGTGCCAGTCGATCGCCGCCTTGTTGGTTATAAATCGCCCAGATTTCGGGCTTTTCTTGGCGGCTTCCGTCGCCATCCTCTGTATCTCTGCACTGTTCGGAACCTTTTTTCTCGACTCTGCCATCTTTTCCCGGGTGGCGGCTGACATTTTAAGCCCCTTGTGATTCTGGCTCAAGTATTTGAGCCTACACTCCCTCGAGCAAGTCACAACGTTGCGGGAGGGAGTGCAAGGATACTCCTTCCCGCAAATTACACACTTTTTATAATTTTTTTCTTTCATGCTTCTTTCTCCGCTAGATCGAGGTCTGATCCGTCCAGGAACTCCCCGTCCTCGTCCATATTACAGTATTCGAGCGCGTATTCATCGGCAAACATGTATCCACCGGACTTGCGGTACGAGCAGCTATATTTAGCAAGCTCGGCTTTTGCCAAGTCGTACTGGTCTCCCGTCCAGCGTTTCAGTTCTTCCGGGCTTGCGTTTTCTCCACAGATGCAATCGCCTTCGGTAAAGTTGTTAAATTGTTTCTTGGAGTAGCTGCCTACTCCATGCTTTAAAATTATAGTGTTATAAAACTCATTCATATCTGTTTTCTCCTTTTCTGCTTTTTTGGTATCCTCTCTAACTACTCTATCGAGTAGTAAAAGGACATACTCCGGCGGGTTTCTTTTTCCCGCCTCCCATCCCTCAAGAGTCCTTTTTGGAATGTTGTATTTTCTTGCGAACGCCTCCTGTGTTAAGCCGGAGGCGTTCCGGATTTCTTTTATTTTCATTATTTTCCTCCTTTATATTCAATAAATTCGTCGTCTGTCTCAACGAATTTATTTATTTTTTCGATCAGTTCCTCTTCACTGATCGTCTGGAACTCACCGCACTCATAGGTGCCGTCTTCCATCAAGTGGTTCCCAAAGTCACCACAGCACGGGCAAAAATCAAACTCCGCCGTTGTGCCGTAGGAAACTTCCCACGTTCCATTTTCCAAACGGGTGTAGTCCGTCCAGAATCCATATTTTCCTCCATTAGAAGATTTCTCAGAATCATACTCTGAGAAATCATTGACTCTAACTTTTTCAATTCCTTTTAAACTTGTTACTTTTTTATTCATTTTAATTTCCTCCTTTTTGTTATCCCTTAACTTTGATTATATAATACCACTCATTGGCGTATACGTCAATAGGTTATTTTAATTTTTTTTTTGCAATAAAAAAAGGCGTAAGGAAATCCCCACGCCTTTTGCTGTCTTTTATATTTTATTAATTATCATTTTGCCACATCCTTTCCAATTACTTTATCGCAACCTCTTTACACAATTCTAAAAATTCATCTTGTATCAGGCACAAATTGCCGGTGATGTATCCGCTCAGGATAAACCGGCACCAGATCAGCTGCATTTAAAGAAAAATGTTCGTGTTATCATGCTGCAGAACACGGATAAATACCGGAACGGAAGCAGCGCCATCGTAACCAGTCTTGGGAATGATGAGATTACAGTTAAAATTGACGAAAGCAATGAATTGGTAACCGTTCCATATGCCAACTGGGATGTAGAACGTTATGCCGTTGATCCTAGCACAAATAAAGTCACAAAGGAAATTATCGGTACTTTCCGGCAGCTTCCAGTAAGACCAGGTTATGCTATAACAGTTCACAAATCTCAAGGGCAAAGTCTGGATAAAGTTACTCTTAAATTAGGGAATAGGTGGCCTGAAATTTTTTCTTGTGGGCAGCTTTATGTAGCCTTATCCAGGGCTACTTCCATGGATGGACTTTATATTGATGGAAGTCTTGAGAAAATAAAGGTACTTGCCTCTGAGGATTCTTTAAATTTTCAAAATAATGCCTTAGATACCTGCGTGAATAGCATAAATTCGGAAGAAGTTCCTGTATCCGAAGAACAGCCGGAAGACACAACGAAGGAACCTTCCGCTTCTGACGGTCGTACAATTTCTATTAAGTGTCCAGCACATGCAGCAAAAGCAATTTTTTCTTTTGCGCAGGCACTTACTCCGGATACAAAACTGGTTGACAGCGTACTGATCCTTCCGGAAGAATATAAGCAAGCCGTCAAAACCTTCATAGAGGTGATTTTGTAAACGTACAACATACACTTTTTCAAATGTCAAAAGGACAGATCTGTTGAAAACGGATGTGTCCTTTTGACATTTCCACCCGCCAGGGTTATGTTTTTTGCGCGATAAATCAAATTTTCTCTTGATTTATTGCGCATTTTATCATATAATATTAATAGAAAAGTTAATAAAAAATTATTAAAAAAATTATTATGTTTCCTAGACTGTCTATTTTATTGGTTCCAGAAGGAACCGGAAGGGAGATAACATGAAAGTAATCGCAGTCGATAACTACAAAGGAGGGGTTGGAAAAACCACAACGGTCATTAATCTGGCTTACAACCTTTCCTCATTGGGAAAAAGAGTGCTGATGGTTGATGCTGACCCGCAGTCCAATACAACCTATGTTTACAACAGAGTCAACGAAAATTCCAAAACATTGCTGGATATTTTCCATGGTGTAAAAACAAAAAGATGCATTTACAGAACGAATTATCCAAACCTTGATCTTATCAAGGCCTCTCCCCGGATGGAGGAGGCAGATGGACTTCCAGTTATTATCAAAGAAGCTTTGCACCAAGTAGAAGATCGCTATGATTATGCGATTATTGACTGCCATCCTTCCATGCAGCTGCCAACAATTGCCGCACTTGTTGCAGCGGATGAACTTCTGATCCCATATGAACCGGATGCTTTCGGAAAAACTGGCCTAAACTTTCTATCTGATTACATTGCACAGATTCAGGAATACTATAATCCGGAACTTACATACCATGTATTTATTTCGAAATATGCTGGCCGTAAATCTCAGATAGAAGAAATACGTGACCTGGTAGAGAAATACCAGTTTCCACTGCTCACTACCGTTATCAGTAACCGAGCTGCTGTGAATTCAGCGAATAAGGCAAGAAAACCACTGGCAAAACACCGCAGAACCGATGCATCAACAAAAGATTACGAGGATCTTACAAAAGAAGTTCTGGCATTAATGGAATAGGAGAAATAAAAATATGGCAGATTTAAATGCGATTCTTAAGAATAAAATGGGCCTGTCTGTAGAACAGGCAAAAAAAAGCAAGATTCTTGCTTCTCTTTCCGGATCTTACCGGCAGAATATGAAATCAATCCATTATTCCCAGCTGGTTCCAAGCACTAACCAGTTCTATACCGAAAAAGAACTGGAAGATCTGGCAGATATTATCCAGATTTTGGGTGGGGTTGCCCAGAACCTTCTGGTCCGGAAAAAGGATGCAGAACAGTATGAAATTCTGGCCGGACACCGCAGATGGCGGGCCAGTCAAATCGTAGTGCAACGTGGCTTTCCGGAATATGCTTACCTTCCATGTCTTGTGATAGAATGTAATGATGATGTTGCAGAGCTGCTTCTGATCCTGACAAATTCATCCGCTCGAAGTGACTTAAATGGATATGAGCAGATGATGCAGGTCGTTAGACTGCAGGAACTCCTACCCAAAATAAATAAAGATGAAACATTGAAGGGAAGAGTGCTGCGGAAAGAAATCGCTCTGTCCACGAAACGGAGCGAGTCAACCATCCAGAACTTAATGTATACGGCAAAACATCTATCAAAAGATGGAATGCAGGCATTCAAAGAAGAAAAGCTGACACCTGCAGCCGCACTATATCTGGCTAAACAGTCAGAAGAAGATCAGAAAGATCTTGTTCTGAAGGACTTTTTCACCGTATCTGCAATGAAAGGATACCTGTCCAGTAAGAAACCGGTTCAGCGATCCTCCATGTCAGGAAAAGAGCAACCTTTCATTCAGCAACAAGAAATCGAGCAAAAAGTCCCTACTGAAAATTTCGTTTCATATATACAAGAACCGGAGCAACCAGAGAAAAAAGTCGAAAAAACACTGTCGGTCACACAATCATCGAAAACTTTTTCAAAAGAAAAATTTCTCTTTGCCAGCGCCGATCACGAGAAAAGGTATTATGAAACTTTAGAAAATGTTCCAGATCCGGATGCAACTGTCAAGTCTTTATGTTATTGCTTATGTTTAAGCCCCAATACAAGGGATAGACTGGAGAATTTTTTTGACTTCCATGCCATGCAGCCAAAACCTGAATGCCTGAAAAATGATGCACTTTCAGAAGATGATGAAAAAGCAATTAAAATGGCATTCAATTTGTTTTCTGGCGATACCCCAAGTATTAACAACTATGGGGATTCAATCAATCAGGTAAAGGAATGTAAAAGTTATACGGTAAAAGATCTGTTTTGCAGCTCTTATGCACCATATTTTTGGCAGGCAATCCAGATCCGTTATCCAGAATATACCAAGTAATATAGCAAATTGGAAAAAGTCATGGAAGGAGTGTTTTAACATTGGCTGAAAAAGATTCTTCAAAAGAAAGAAAAACTACAGATGAAACAAAATTCGATGTATCAAAGATATTTTCTACTCCCCCAGAGAAACCGAAAACAATAATAAAGAGTTTTAATCTGAAAGAAGAAAATGTAAAAAAATTAGAGGAAATCGCACATGCTCAGAATATGTCCCTTTCGAAGGTATTGAATGAAATTCTTTCTAATATTGTAATTTGACATTCCTATTGAATTACCGAAAAAATAATGAGGGACTGGATTTCCTGTAAACTGGCTGCAACCTTTTTGGGATTTTTATGCATCGTCTCAATATATAAATGAACTGATCGACAAACGGTATGGGATCCCGAAAGGGACCTTGTGTCACTGGGAGAGTGGAGAAAGAAAGCCGCCGTCGTATGTGCTGAATTTGTTGGAAAGAGTTGTTGAACAAGATAAAATAAGAGGGGAGAACTAAAATATTTGAGAGGAGAAACTATATGAATTTAAAAGATGAAAAAATTTTATCGGCGTTCGAAGAAAAACAATCAATAACAGGTGTGCATAAAATTACTGGGTATAATTGGCAACAAATAGCAAAGGTATTATCTACGTATGGAATTGTTGCAAATGATACTCATGAAATTATTTTGAATTTATATGATCGAGGAAAAAATGCAAAAGAAATTTCTGAAATAACTGGTTATGCAGAAACGACAGTTCATGCCTATTTACCGAGGGTAAGACCTGCATATAATGAAAACATTTCTGAAAACGCAAAACGGATAAAGAAATATAGACAAAACAAATAATATACGTACAAAAGACCGTGTCAAAAATTGACGCGGTTTTTTATTTGACAGGATAGACACAATGTGCTAAGATCTGAATGTGTCATTTTTGTGTCATGGGCTTTCGCAAAAATGGCGTATTTGCGGGCATTTTAGGCGGTAAGGGAACTTGACTTTTAATCAAGTTGTCCGGGGTTCGAATCCCCGATGCTTCATCAAATGGAAACGGCTGAAAACCTTGATTTTACTGGGTTTTCAGCCGTTTTTCTGTTACAAAAATGAAATTGTAAAAAATGGTCGTACGACAAAGTAGAATTTAAGACACTTCAAGAGACATTTCTTAATGAATCTGATATACTGTAAACACTACAGAAAGAAGGATTTTTATTATGTCTCGAACAAGAAGAAATTTCTCAGCCAAATTCAAATCAGAATTAGTGATTGAACTGCTCAAAGGAGAAAAAGACTTAAATACAATCGCAACCGAAAACAATATTCAGCCGAATCTTCTCCGCAACTGGAAGAAGGAGTTCCTCGATAAAACATCCGTGGTTTTTGATGACACACGAGAGGATAATCTGAAAGAAAAACTCGCTTTAGAGCGCAAGGAAAAAGCTGAAAATGCGAAAAAAAGTCGGCCAGCTATTAGGAGAATAAAAGTATGGGAGCTGTAAAAATATCAAAAGGTATCTACGAGTATAAAGGATACAGAATTAGTAATTGTGGTTATTATGAACCAGATCATTGTATATGGTGGGAAGCCGTTGATATGAAAACGGGATGTGCTGATTATCACGCAACTACAAAGAAGTTTTTAATGGAACAAATTGATGACGATTTAAAAAAATAAAGACAAGTAAAACCAATCTTTCATTTGAATAGATTGGAGGTGATTTGTTGAACAGCATGAATTTGCGGAAAGCAAACGGGATCAGACTCCTGGCGGAAATGCCGGAGAGATAGATATGGATACAGAGTTTCTTGATATTTCGAAAATGTCGGAAGAAGAACTTCCATTCCGATAAAAACGAGGGGGTTAAAAGATGGATATTGAAAAAAAGATCCGGAAACTGCTGGCTCTGTCAGAAAGTCCAAACGAATTCGAAGCCCAGGCTGCACTCTTAAAAGCCAGGCAGCTTATGGCAGAGTATAAATTAACCGAAGCAGAGCTGCATGAGGGAAATAAGAAAGTCAAAACAATCAAAACATCTATTTCCTGCACAAAACAAACAAATTTTTGGATATTCACTTTATCTACTGTTATTAGCGAAAATTACTGTTGCCAGGCTGTACATGAAAGAGCAAAACACTCAAAAACATATTTTATTGGATTCGTTGGACTCGAAGAAGATGTGAGTATATGTGTAAATATTTTTACATATGCAGTGGACTGCGTTTTAACACAGATACAAAATTTGAAACAGACATACTGTAATTTATCGCTTGGTGCGCAAAAAAAAATAACCAATGGATATGGAGCCGGTTTTTGTGAAGGGGTAAGAGAAGCGTTTTCAAAGCAGGATCAAGAAAAGGAAAAAGAATGGAGTCTGATACTACGGTTACCGAAAGAAGTCATAGATTTTTGCGACAAATTTAATACGGGTCAAGGTAATATGTATGATACACCGATAGACTTCAGGAAATTCTCATCTGGATATTTAGATGGAAAATGTTTTGGAGAACAGAAACGGTTACAGCCTGCACGACATGCCAGCACAATTTAATGAGATTTTGGAGGATTGAAATATGTCATATTACTGATATTTATGAAAAACAAAAAGACTACAGCGTGCTTAAGAACGGGGAAAAATATATGATAGAAAAAGTATACGATGATAATACGTTATCATTCAAAGAAAAAGGATTGTATACAGCAATCTACCTGAACGAAACCATGAACGTGGATCAGTTAGTGGAATCTGGAAAAGATAAAGCAGATGCTGTACGATCCGGTTTAAAAAAATTGATCGAAAAACAATACATAAAAAAAAGTGTTGTCCGGGAAAAAAACGGAAATTTCGTTACGGTATATTACCAGGTAATTGAGTAAAATGTATCATACATCTTGCGGAAGCACAGTGACCACGTAGAAAAATGGATAACCCCAGTTGTAAACGTGTCAGAGCTTGCAGAATGGACAAAACTGCCTGGTATGGTAAAAGTACCAGGCAGACAAAAAAATCAAAATAAGGGTGTAAATTGTGACGCAGTGACGAAAATGGGGCTACGGATCGCAAAAGGCTAGAAACAGGAGGTTTTTACTATGGCAGTCTACAAAAGAATCCAAAAAATAGATGGTTATACGATGATGTCAAATTATCATTTACGCGACATGAATCTTTCCCTAAAGGCAAGCGGATTGCTGTCTTTGGTATTATCCCTTCCTGCAGACTGGAAATATTCGGTATCCGGTTTGACAGCTATCGTAAAAGAAGGAAAGAGTGCAGTCATGTCTGCGCTGAAAGAGTTAGAGGAGAATGGATATCTGAGTAGAATGGAATATAGGGAGAATGGAAGATTTCAGGGTGTGGAATACATTTTTTTGGAGTATCCTGGCCAATTAGAAGATATAGAAAATCCAAAAGGCCATGAACAGATCATTCAGAAAATGCAGCGAGAAGTAGCCGAACGAATGCAGGAAGGAATGAAAGAAGAAAAAAGTACGTCTCAGAAAACAAGCAGAAATGAGGAATTACAAAAATTAAAAAAAGTCCATTCAGAAAAGCAGGAACAACCAGAGAAGCAAGATGAAAAAGACTTACAATCCCAGCATTTATCGAAAGAAAATCCATGTCGGGATTTTACGGAAATGGAAAACCGGTATACGAAAAATCCAGATCCGGTACAGCCATATCAGGATTTTACGGAAACCGATTTTCCGTATACGGATTTTCAACCACAAATAATTAAAGATATACCAATTAAAGAAAATGATATAGATAATCATATCATATCCTATCAATCAAAGATGAATAATATAAAGCGGGGAACAAAAAGAGATGGGATGGATATGATGGATCGGATATCTGCCTACCGGGAACTGATTCGGAAAAATATTGATTACGAGAACTACCCGCC